GCCCCATATTGCCCGCTGCGTGAAATACCGCTTTGGGTCCGTATCGATAACGCTATCTTCGAGTTCGTTCCGAAGACCGCCTTCGAGTCTCGTGTCATCATCAAAGAGCCACCGCTGAACAAGTATGTTCAGACGGCTTATGGTGATTTGATACGCGAGAGGTTGAAGACTGTGGGTCTTGACATCAGGAAGCTGCAGCCACGTCAAAGTGAGCTTGCACGCCTGGGGTCATTAACTGCCGCATTAGCAACGGTGGACCTAACCAGTGCTTCTGACAACATCGCTTATTTATTGGTGATGGATCTCCTTCCGTACGACTGGTTCGATGCTCTAGACAACTGTCGGAGCGAATCGGTGTATAACGGTGGAAAAGACACAGTTCATGTCCTGGAGAAGTTCTCAGGCATGGGCAATGGGTATACATTCCCACTTCAGACGCTCATTTTCTGGGCGATCGTGAAGAGCTGTGTAGAGATTGTCAGCTGTGAGGACGATACTGTGAGCGTTTACGGTGACGATATCATATGTCCCGTGGAATGCATCCCCAACGTTCTCCATGTGTTCAGCGCAATCGGTTTTCACATCAACCAGAGTAAATCTTTCTGGGAGGGTGGGTTCCGTGAGAGCTGTGGCACTGACTGGCTATTTGGAATAAATGTTCGTCCGATTTACATCAAAGATTACCTTTCAATGGAGAAGCTTTATACGCTTCATAACGGCTTTTTTCGCTTAGGCGAGTACGAAGCCGCTGAGAGGGTGCTGTCTTATATAGGATGCGAGGATCGAGTGTACGGCCCCGATGGATTTGGGGACGGACATTTGCTTGCCCATGGATACCTTGGCGAGCCTTACCTGCGAACGGACCACGTGAAAGTGTGGAACGAGCGCGAGTGGCGCACGTGTAAATTGCGCGACACTCTAGGAAACCCTGTGAAGGGCCCTACTGGGTATGATCTACGAAGCTTCAAGACAGTCGCTATGGAGCCGCTAATGGACTGGGATACCAGTGCCAAAGACAACGCTGCAGTTTTGGTCGTTGTTGAAAGCGCTTCTAAGCGTAAAGTCGCACTACAAGAACGTTCATCAGAGTTCTCAGCGCAGTATCAATCAGCGCTTAAAGAGTACCTGGGAGATGGTATGTCCTTAGCTTCACTAGGACATGCCATCAAGAGGGCGCGCAACGCAGTGATGCGCCACGCCCTTCCTGATGAAGTAGTGCCGACTCGGCAAAGAAGACGGGGTTCGTTTATCCTCCCTTCTGACCCGTTTGGTGTAAACGAGTCTGTTGTGGTCTCCGAGTACAATGTACTTGGTATGCCCCTGCCGGGGTCGGAGACTGCGCAGATCAGAACAATCTGC